ACAACTACCTAATATTTGTTGGAAACCTAAAAAAGGAACATGGGAAGTAATTGAAGTACAAGTAGATCTAGAAACAAGAATTATTAATATATCTGGTATATCTGATTTATTTCATACAAAAGAAGATACATTATATGACCTAATAAAGGCAGATTTAGTGGAGAAAGTAAATGAATGACAAGATAAAAGAAATAGTAAATGGAAAAGTAGGTTTTGTATTTAATCACAAAGATAGAGATGGAATATTAGATTTGATAACTGATTTACAACAAATAAACAAGAATTTAACTAATTCATTAAATAAGAAAGTTGAAGAAGGAATTAAATTACAACAAGAAAATGATAAATTACAACAAAGAATAGATAAAGCAAAATGGAACGGAATGATTTACAAATCAAGAAACGAAAAAGCAATAGATAAATTAAATACACAATTAGCATTTACAAGTAGTTACCAATTAAATTATCAAAGTGCTATGAATATTATTGAAGAAACAAAAAGTATATTACAAGGAAGTGAAAAAGAGTAAATGAAGAAGAATTAAAACAACTGAAAGAACAATTTAAGTATTACTATAATGCAAATAAACAAAAGAAAGAAGATAACGAAAGATTAAGATTAGAATTAAATTCTTTAAAAAGAGAACAAGCAATTCTTATGGATATATTATTTGAAAGGAATAAGTTATGGAAGAAAAAATAGATTTAATAAACAAAATAATAATATTTATATTATCAACGATGGTATTAGCGTTAACGATAAAAACAAACAATTTAAAAGACGAGATAGACAGATTAGAAAAACAAAGTGAAAAAGTACACGAATACATACTTAATAGAATAGGAGGATAGCATGAAATTAATAGATATATTAAACAAGATAGCAAATGAAAACGAGTATTGGCAACAATTAGACGATTATGGAACATATAATACTTATTTCATAAGTACACAAGGAAGAATTTGCAATCAAAAAGGGAAAATATTAAAACAACAAATAGATAAAAGTGGATATCCAAGAATAATGTTGAGAGATAGAAATGGTAAAAGAAATAAAATGGAAATTTGTAATAATAGCTTATATTTTGATGACTATCTTAATGGCTATTAAAGTAAAAGAGTTAAACAAAAGAATAGATGATTTAGAGCAGAGACAATTAGAAGTAAATGAATATATTTTAAATAAAATAGGTGGATGATATGGGAGAAAGAGCCAAAGTTATAATAAATGAATTAACAGCATTAGAAATTATATATAGACCAGATTTCAATATAAATAATTTTTATAGTAGCGATTGTAGAATCTTTATTAATGCTTTATTAAAAGAGAATAAAAAGCTAAAACAAGCTTTAGAATACGCTAAAAAAATTGAAAAAGATTATAAAGAAAAATTTGATAAAGCAATAAAAAGATGCAAACAAGAAATAAGTGCCGCTTCTATTCAATATGAGCGAGAGAATAAACAACAGCATTTAGTTTATAAAGTAGCACATGAAAGAATGTTAAAAATTTTACAAGGAGGTAGCATCAATGTTAAATAAAAATAAAGTAAATAAGTTAAATGAACTTATAGAATTAGCAAATACAAATGATAAACAATTATCAAAAATGAATTATAAGGATAAACAAAAAGTATTTAAAGCAAAAAGTACATTATGTAAATTAATTTTTGTATCAAAGGATAAAAAAGGAAAAGGTAAAACTTATATAAAACCAAAGGAGGCTAATAAAAATGAATGATAGTTATGAATTTGAAGTAATATGTAAAAATGCAGTAATCGATTATTATAACAAAAAGGCTGATAAAACTGATAAGAAAGAAATAAATATTAAAAATGTATATGTTGTTTGGATGTGTAAAACATTAAAGAATAATAAGGCATTATTATCAACAACTGTTAATGATGGCATGTATTATGAAATTACTTACAATGGAGAAAAAGATGAAATGTATTTTGATGCATATAAAAAATGGGAAAATATTTTAATTTCAAGAGAACAATTTAATTATATTGTTGATCTATAGGAGGAATAATGAAAAAAATTATAAATAATAAATTATATGATACAGATAAGGCAAAAATTATATTTGAATTTTGTATAAAATTAAAAGGTGAAGATTGTTGGTTTAAAGATGGATATGCATTTTATTATTGGACAAATGCACAAATATATAAAACAACAAAAGGTAATTATTTTTATCATTACGATGCTAGTGGAGATTATGATGAAATTATAGAACCTACAACTTTAGAAGATGTAAAAATATTAATTAAAAAATTAAATCCAGATAAATATATAGAATTGTTCGGTAATAACGAAATTGAGGATGCATAAAAGTGAATAGGCCAAAGTTTTACACATTAGAAGAGATGACTCAAGAAGATTTAAACAAATTAGCATTAGAAAGAAATACCATGGCAAAAAAAATAGATAATTACGATGCTTTCTTTTGTAAATTAGAAAAATTTTTAAAAAATAGAATTATAACAGTACCTGAAACAATGGCAGAAGTATATGAAGATGAATTAGTTTTAGAAAGACTGCAAAAATTAAAAAAACAATTATCAATTTAATTACTCTTTCTTTATTATAAGGAGTAAAAATACCATTGAAAATATAAAAAAGTATCTTAATAAAAAAATAGACATTATACATTGATAAAATAAAGCCAAAAACAATAATAATTAGGTGCAATATAATATAATACATATCTTGCATAATTTAAAAAGGGGTAGAAAGGAGTGAAATAAGGTAGTGCTATGATGAAAAAATCTGAATTAGAAGAAAAGGTAAAAGAGTTCATTACATCACTACAATTGGATGAATTAGCAGATAAAACATTAAAATCATATCAAAATGCTCTCAATAAATTTATAGACTTTTATGATGACGAAATTGAGTTTAATAAATTGTTGATAATGAACTTTAAAAAGGATCTATTAGATAAAAATTATGCGATAAAAACAAGAAATCAATTTATTGTTGTAATAAATAAATTCTTAACATATATCGGTTATGGAAATAAAGATGGTATTGATTATCGAGTAAAACAATTTAAAGAACAAGAAAAATCAGTATTAGAGGAACAAATAGAAGTTCAAGAACATAAAAGAATGTTAAGATGGTCAAAAAAACTTAATATGATGGACATGTATTATATAATTCAAGTTTTCGCTCATTCAGGTGCAAGAATTGAAGAACTAAAATACTTTACTGTTGAGAATTTAGAAAGTAATTATATAAAAGGTGCTTTTAACAAGGGAAAAGAAAGAATTCTAATAATGACCAATGAATTAAGAAGAGATTTAAAGCATTATTGTAAAGATAAAAAAATTAAAAGTGGTTATATTTTTATAAGTCCAGTAAAAAAAGGAAAAATGCTTAATAATTCGACAATTTGGAGAAGACTTAAAAAAATCGCTAGGAAAGCAAAGATAAATCCTAATAAAATACATGCTCATGCTTGGAGACATCTATTTGCTAAAACTTGTAAAGACAATGGTATTGATTTAGATGAACTTGCTGATATTCTAGGTCATAAAAATATAAATACAACAGCTATTTATACAAAAACATCAATGAAAGAAAAGAAAAATAAATTAGAAAGGATTAAATATTAATTATGAAAAATAATACTTTTAAAGATGAATGTGATAATTGCGGTAAATATGATTATTTAAAAGGAATAGATAATAAATGTTTATGTCCTAAATGTATTGAATTAGTTAATACAAAAACAGGCAAAATTAAAAGTGAACAATTAAATATATTTGAGGAGGTAAAATATGAGTGATGCTGTTATTATTACTATTGTTATATGTTTAATGCTCGTTATTATTTCATACATAAATAGAAAAAAATAATGAAGGAGGCTTATGATGAATTATAAAGAATATTACGAATCCGTTTATAATTATCGACAAGCCGTATCAAAATTGCATAAAATACAAAATAAATTGTCGGATATTATTAATTCAATGCTATCTACTACAGCACAAATGAAAGATAATATAGGAAGTAGTAGAGCAAGTTCAAACGATAAAATGTTGTCTCTTACTGCTAAAAAAATAGAGTTGGAGGCACAGGAAGAATTAGCAAAAGAATTAGTAGAAATGCATAATAAACGAAAATTATCTGATGAGGAAGAATTAAGAAAAAGTAAGGATACAAAAGATAAAGTTTATATTATGTTTTTTATTGATCATTCAACAGTTAGTGAAATTGCTCTTGTATTGAACTATGGTAAAAGTTATATTTATGATGTATTATCAGAAATAAAAAGAACACTAAATGAACTAGAAAAATCATACAAGAGTGGAAAAAATCAGTAATAAACCAGTAAAAAAACGTAAAAAATCAGTAAAAAAACGTAAAAAAGTGGAATAAATTTGTGTTATATTAGTAGCATAGGAGTTTCCTACAAAGGCAGCAAAACATATTGTTGTCTTTTTTTGTGGGTGATAGGATGGCAAAAGAGTATTCTAAATGGTTTTATAATTCTTCAAAGTGGCGAAAGTTAAGAGAGTATGTATGTGTATCAAGACATTATATTTGTGAAGAATGTGGTGAATATGGAGACCAAGTTCATCACATTATAGAAATAACACCAAAGAATATAAATGATCCATCTATTACTTTAAATGAAGATAATTTACAACTATTGTGTGAAGAATGTCACAATAAAAAAAGAAAAAAAGAAAGTGATATAAATGATGGATTAATATTTGTAAATGGAGATTTAATCCCATCAAATATACCCCCCTATAAAATATGAGAAATAAGAGGGTGCTAGACCGAACGCAAAGCCTCAAAGAACTGGAGGCTGTTCACATATGTGAGGGGGGTATATCCAGCAAAAGGAGGGCGATTATGACAGTAGATGAACGAATACAGAAAGAAACAGAAAGATTAAAGCAAATATTTAAAAACATACCAAAAAATGAATTTGACACTGTTGCTAAATTGATAGATAATGTTGCTTTTATGTCTATAACTCTTGAAGATTTAATCGCTAAAATTAATAATGAAGATTTGGTTGTTGAAACAATTAATGGAAGTCAATCTTTTTTTAAAGAAAATCCAGCAATAACATCATATAACAAAATGTATTCAAATTTTAATAAAGGAATACAACAATTAATTTCATTATTTCCACAAAGTAGTGTAAAAGTTCAAGAAGAAACAGATGATGAGTTGATGAAGTATCTTGAAAAAAAGAATAAGAAGAAGTTGAAATGAAAAAAAGGAACTATATAAGAGAGTATTATGAAAAGATAATATCTGGAAAGATTAAAGCATCTAAAAAAGTAATAAGACAGTTTCAATTATTGGTAGATGAATTAAATAATCCTAAAATGCTTGGTAATAACTGGGTGTTTGACATTGATAAAGCAACAGATCCAATTGAATTTATTGAAACATTTTGTAAACAAACACAGGGAACTAAAATTGGAGAACCTTTAAAATTAGAATTGTTTCAAAAAGCAAGAATACAAGCAATATATGGTTTTGTTGATAAAAAAACTGGATTAAGAAGATGTCGAGAGGCTGCAACAATAGAAGGAAGAAAAAATGGTAAGACTACCGAAAATGGTGGTCTTGCTTTATATTCTTTAATTGCTGATGGTGAAGGTGGTGCAGAAGTTTATTTTATTGCAACTAAAAGAGACCAAGCAAAAAAGGGATTTATTGAAGCCTCTAATATGGTTAAACAAAATAATAGTTTATCAAAATATATCACTAAAAGAAGAACAGATTTGTATTTTAGAACAACATTTTCAACTATGGAACCTTTATCAAGTGATTCTAATTCATTAGATGGATTAAACTCATCATTTGCTAATATTGATGAACTTCATGCTATTAAAGATAGAAACCTATACGATGTTATAAAACAATCAATGTCATCAAGAGAACAACCATTATTATTGATAACATCAACTAATGGATTTTATAGAGAGACTATTTATGATGATCAATATGAGATGTATGACAACATATTATACGAGAAGAATGGATATAAGTACGATGGAACTGTACTTTCTTTTATCTATGAACTCGATGATCCTAATGAATGGTTATATGAAGAAAATTGGATAAAAGCAAATCCAGGTCTTGGAAAAATAAAGTCTCTTAAAGAATTAAGAAGTTTTGTTGATAGAGCAAAAATAGATGACAAGTTTAAAAGGACTGTGTTAGTAAAAGATTTTAATTTTAAAGCATCGAGTGAGAATGCATGGTTAAATTGGGAAGATTTGTTCAACGATACAACATTTAAAATTGAAGATATGGGATTTAAATATGGAATCGGAGGTGCTGATTTATCATCAACAACCGATTTAACAAGTGCAAAGATGATATGTATGCAACGAGATAATCCAAATATTTATGTAATACAGCAGTATTTTCTACCAGAGGCTTTGTTTGATGAAAGATGTCAATTGTCTGAAAAGGGCGGAGATAATGTTCCATATCGAATTTGGTATGAAAGAGGATTACTTACTCTTACAGAAGGAAACAAAATAAACTATAAAGATATAACAAAATGGTTCAAAAGTTTAAGAGATAAATATGGAATTTATTTATATAAATGTGGTTATGATCCATGGGGTTCGACATATTGGATTGATGAGATGAAAGCCGAGTTTGGAGAAGAAACAATGGAATCCGTTATTCAGGGTGCAAAGACAATGTCTATACCAATGAAAAATTTAAAGGCAGATTTTCAAGCAAGAAAAATAATATATAACAATAATCCAATTGACAAGTGGTGCTTATCAAATACGGTGGTTAAACAAGATGAAAATGAAAATATAAGACCAATAAAACCGCAAAATCAAAGAAAAAGAATTGATGGTGCAATGTCGCTTATTGATGCTTATGTTGTGTATGAAAGAAATAAGGAAGAATTTTTAAATATTATCTAGGAGGAGTGAATTTATGGAAAAAAGAGGACTTTTTGAGAGATTTTTTGGCAAAAAAGAGGACCAAAAAAGTTATAGTCAATTTAAATTATTATCATCTTCTAGTTCATCGTTTGCTCCATGGGATGGCAATATTTATAATAACGATATTGTTAGGTCTTGCATTAGACCAAAAGCAAACGCAGTTGGTAAATTAAAACCACTTCATTTAAGAACAATTAATGAGGGAGATATCAAAATAAATCCAAATGCACAAATTAAATATTTATTACGATTTCCAAACGAATATATGAGTATGCAGAAATTACTTGAAAAATTACTTAATCAGAGAGAATTATCGCATAATGCATTTGCATTTGTTCAAAGAGATAAATTATATAGACCAATAGCAATATATCCAATACCAACGAGCAATGCTGAACTATTAGAATATAAAGATGAAATATTCGTAAAGTTTAGATTTTCAACTGGAAAGTATATGACAGTCCCATACGATGATGTAATCCATTTAAGAAAAGACTTTAATGATAACGATTTTTATGGCTCATCTGGAATACAAGCAATTACAAATTTAATGCAGGTAATTGATACAACAGATAAAGGAATAGTTAAGTCAATAAAAAATTCATCAATTATTAAATGGTTAATGAAATTTAAAACAACATTAAGACCAGAAGATAAACAAATAGAAATAGATACATTTACAAAAAATTATTTAGATATAGAAAAATCAGAAGCTCCTATTGCTGCAACTGATCCTAGATATGATTTAGACCAAATAAAGGAAGATAACGGATATTTACCAAATGGCGATGTTATTGATAGATATGAGAAAAGACTAAAAAATTATTTTGGTGTATCTGATGAAATTATAAAAAATACTTTTACAGAAGATCAATGGAATGCTTTTTACGAGGCTGAAATCGAGCCTTTGGCAAAAGAATTAAGTGATCAATTTACTAAAAAACTATTTACAAAGCATGAAATTGAATGTGGAAATGAAATTATATTTGAGGCAAGTTCTCTTGAATTTTCAAGTATGAAAACAAAACTTCAATTAAGAGAGATGGTTGATAGAGGAGCAATGAACATCAATGAATGGAGAAAAGTGATGAACTTGGGTGCGACAGATTTTGGAAATGAATTTATTAGAAGATTAGATACAGCACCAATAAAAGAAGATGAAAAAGATAAAAAAGAAGGTGAAGAAGATGAAAAATAATAATGAAGAAAAAATCAATAATTTAATTGGAAAAGGTTGGCAATTTAGAAATTTCAAAAGTTTTGAAATAAGAGAAAAAGAAGCAGAAGATGGAAATCCAAAACAATTATGTATAGAAGGTGTCGCTTGTGTATTTGATAGTGAAACAACTCTATATTCATTTGATGGTGTTGATTATAAAGAAAAAGTTGATAAAAATGCATTTAATGATGCAAATATGACAGATGTTATTTTTAATTATAATCACGATGGACGTGTTTATGCACGAACAAGAAATAACTCTTTGCATCTAGAGGTTAAAGAAGATGGATTACATATGACTGCTATGCTTAATCCTGAAGATGAAGGACATCAACAGTTATATCGTGATATAAAAAGTGGCTTAATCGACAAAATGTCGTATGCATATACAGTATCAGAGAGTGCTTATGATATTGACACACATACAAGAACAGTTTTAAAGATTAAGAAGTTATATGATGTCAGTGCGGTGGACATTCCTGCATATGACTGTACTTCTATATCAGCAAGGTCAATTTTAGATTTGGAAAAATCTGAAATGGAAAAGTTGGAAAACGAAACTTTGAGGAAAAAGAAGATCATGTTGCGAAAAAGAAAAGCACTAGCATTGAAAATAAAATGTGATTTAATTAGTCATAGTGAATAAAGGAGGAATGAAAAAATGACAATTGAAGAAACAAGAAAAGCAATAGACGAAATTACAGATAAATTAAATGACGAAAACAACGAAGAGGATACAAAAAAACTAGAAGAAGAGGCAAGAAAATTAACAAAACAATTAGAAGATTTAACAAGAATGGAAAAAAGAGCAAAAATAGCAGATGAAATCAATAATTCAGTTCTTGAAACTAGAAAAATTGCAAAAGAAAATCCAGAAGAAATAAGAAAGGCTGAAATGGCAAAAGTAGAAGAAAGAGCAAAAGCATTAAAAGAAGCAAGAAGCATTACTGTTGCAAGTAGTAACTTACTTACACCAACACATCAAGCAAAGGAAATCAATGATACTTTCACACCAGTAAGTAGATTAATTGACAATGCTGATGTTGAAAAATTGGATGGTGGTGAGTCTTATCAAGAAGCATATGTTAAAACATATGGAACTGGTGGACAATCTGATGAAGGTGCAGCTTATACATCATCAGGAACTGAACCAACATTTGGGTATGCAGACATTAACAAAGTTAAAGTTACAGCATATTCTGAAATATCAGAAGAAACAGAAAAATTACCTGCACAAAATTATGTTGATAAAGTTGAAAAGAATATGGTTATTGCTTTAAAGAAAAAAATGATTGAATATATGTTAAATGGTAATGGTAATAAACAATTCATGGGTATTTTCAAAAATACACATGAAATTACTGGTGTTACAGATGTGTCTGTTACTGCTATTAATAATCAAACATTAGATGATATCATTTTTGCTTATGGTGGTGATGAAGATACTGAAGAAGATGCAGTATTAATTTTATCAAAAGCCGACTTAAAAGCATTTAGTAAAGTTAGAGCTGATGATGGTAAGAAATTCTATGATATCGATACTAAAAACAAAACTATCGATGGTATTCCTTATGTAATCAGTTCACAATGTCATCCAGTAAGTGCAAACGATTCAACTGCTGGTACTTACAATTGTATGGCATATGGATCATTAAAGAATTATAGAATTGCTATCTTTAGTGATATGGAAGTTGCAAAATCAAATGATTACAAATTTAAAGATGGTATGATCTGCTACAAATCTTCAGTTATGGCTGGTGGTAACGTAATTAAATATCAAGGATTTGTAAGAGTTAACAAGGTTGTTGCTTAATGAAAAATTGTAAAGTTTTAGTTCCTTTCATTAATTGTGACAATGGTGTTGCGTTAGACGTCAATAAAATTGTTGAATTAAATAAAGAAAGAGCAGCAGAACTTGAGGGTAAAGGATTAGTAGAAATTATTACTAATCCTTTAATTTCTAATGAATTATCAGATTCAATACCACCAGAAGATGAGAATAGTACAAATCTTCAAACAATGAATGATGATAATGTTCCATCAGAAAAAAATGATGAAGATAATGAAGAGAAAATAAGTAATCCAGATGATGAAGATAATGAAGAAGAAAAAAGTAATTCAGATGAAGAACAAGCAATAGAAGAAGGAAAAAATAAAAATAAAAAAAATAAAAAATAGTAAAGTGAGTGATATTGATGTTAGAAATAATTAAAAGTAGATGCTATATAACAACTAATATTTATGATGATGAAATAACATCATTGATTAATTCATGTATTCAAGATTGTGTTAGATGCGGTATTAAAAAATCGGCATTTGAATTCGATGATAAAGGTAATTATGATAATTTAATTCTAAATTGCGTTACAAATTATGTTAAGGCATATCGAGGTAATGATAGAAGTCAAACTGATGAGTATTTAAAAATGTATACGAATATTCGAGATGAAATATCATTACACGATAAATATATAGAGGTTAATAACGATGAACTGTAATTGGAATCAATCAATATCACTTATTTCATATGATGTCACTATAGATGATGATGGATTTGAAAAAATAACTGAAAAGAAAAGAAAAAATATTCCAGCTAATTTTAAATCAGTAACAAGAAAAGAAGAAGAACATTCTAATTTACTTGGATATAATGCTGATTTAATAATTGAAATATTATCAGCAAACTTTTTAAATGAAGAAACATTAATTGATGAAAGTACAAATAAAAGATACGCAATAAAGCGTATCTTTTATAAAACTTCCGAGTTAATCGAATTGACTGTTTCTGATACAACAAAGAGGCAAGTAAATGGCTAGATTTGATGCCGAACTTCCAAATGATTTAATGGAAGAAATAGAGCAGTTTGCAGTTGCTACTCCAAAAATGATTGGAGAAATGACGAAAGCGGGGGCTAAAGTTGTTAAAAAAAATGTTCTAAATAATCTAAAAAAATCTTTTAAATCAACTGAAAGATTAGAGCAGTGTCTTTATATATCAAAAACATATAAAACGCCATCAGATGGTGGAATAAATAATAAAATATATTTCTATGGATATTTAGATAAAGAGAAAAAACATCCTGCACCACTTGCTGCTATGGCTAGAGAATATGGAACAAGTCAAGGAGAAAAGAAAAAACCTTTTTTTAGGAAATCATTTAAAAAGAATGAAATAGAAAAAGCAATGGGAAAAGTTCAAAACAATTATTTAGAAGGAGAGTAATACGATGCATAGTGAAATAAAAAGTATATTTGATAATTTTATTATTGAAAACGAAAAAATACCTGTTTCACATATGAAATATAGTGGAACAAGTAATACATATGTTATTTGGACTATCATAGGAGAAACTCCTGCATTAATTGGAAATGATGATCCTTTATATAGTGTTGTTCAAGTCGATTTTGATATTTATAGTGATAAAAATTATTTAAAAATATTAGATAAAATAAAAGAAAAAATGAAAGCCAACGATTGGGTTTGGGTGGAAGATAGTGTAGAAATGTTTGAAAATGATACACAATTATTTCATAGAACTACAACGTTTGAGAAAGAGAGGAATATAGAAAATGGCTAGAATTGGATTTAAATTAGCAAAATATAATAAACATGATAAAGCTACTAATAAATTTAAAGCATTAACAGGTAATAAAGTACCTGATTTTGAAAAAGTAGTTGATGAAAAGTTTGCTCCTAACTATGCGAATGCAGAATTATATGCAAATGATGGTTTAGCAGAATATGATAATTCATTCATTAGTGGTGATTTAACTATTACTATCGCAGATGATGAAGACGAATTTGTTGCTGATATTTTAGGACAAACAGTTAGTAATGGTGAAATTACAAGTAACGAAAGCGACATTGCTCCTGAAATTGGATATGGTCATATAATTCCAAAGGTATATGGAGGAGTTAAAAAATATAAAGTTGAATTCTTCCCTAGAGTAAGATTTACTAAAATTACAAGTGATAATAAGACTAAAGGTGAAAATATAGAGTTCAGTACATCTTCAATCGAAGGAAAAGTAATGAAACTTGAAAAAGTATTTAATGGTTTAGCAGAAGGTACTTGGGAAAAGCATGAAACTTTTGATACTTTAACAGCGGCTGAAACTTATCTTGACGGATTATTGACACCAACAGCATAGGAGAAAATTTATGATTAAAGTTAAAGTTATAAGTGTATTTAGAGATAAAAATACGAAGGAAATATACAAGTTAAATGAAGAGTTAAATGTCTCTAAAGCAAGATATGATGAGATAAAAGAGTATGTAGAAATTATTAAAGAAACAAAAAAGGAAAACATCGAGGGGTAGAGTTGATAATCTCTATCCCTTTTTATTTTAGGAGGAAAAATGAACGATAAAATAAGTTATTTAAAAACAAAGAAAAAAAAGTATCCAATGGTTTTTAATATAAATGTTTTGGAAGATTTACAAACAGAATATGGCTCTTTTCAAAAATGGGGAGAAGTTGTTGAAAATAGTGAAACTGGTGAGCCAAATATTAAAGATTTAAAAAAAGGATTAATGTTAATGATTAATGAAGGAATTGACATTGAAAACGAGGATAAATCAGAAAAAGAAGAGTTTGTAAATGATAGACAATTAGGAAGAATTATTTCAGAAGTTGGAACAGTTGATATTTTAAATGCAATAAAAAATTTAACGAGTTTATCAACAAGCACAGATAGTGAAATAAAAAACGAGTAATCCGTGAGGACCTAGATGATGAATTAGATTTCTCACGGATTTATTATATAGGTCATGTCTTACTTAGATATTCTGATAAAGAAGTTGGAAGAATGACTCTTTATAAATTTACAAAACTATTTAATCAGTATAAGAAAGACTATGATTTTAGGTTGAAAAAAATAAGTTACGAAGAATTAGAAAATCTTAATGCTCATGATGGAGAATTTTTACCTGATTAATTCAAAAGGAGGTGTTAAATTATGGCTAGTAGTTTTGGTGGAACAATTAAACTAACTGGAGAAGATACTTATAAAAAAGCATTAAGGGAATGTAATGATCAATTAAAAGTTTTAACTAGTGGAATTAAACTTGCAAGTGTTGAGTTTACGAACAATGGCAATAAAATTGGTGATTTAAGAGCAAAAAACGATGCATTAAAAAGTAAACTAGAAGAAGAAAAAAGAACGATTGCTTTATGCACTGATGCGATTACAGATTATACTAATCAACAAGAAAAATCTAAAAATGCTATTGAAGAAAAACGAGAAGAATTAGATCGAGAGAAAAAGAAATTAGATGAATTAAAAAATAGCACTTCTTCTACAAAAGATGAAATTGCTAAACAAGAGGAAAAAGTAAAATCACTAACTCAAGAATTAAAAGAGGGAGAAAAGACATATGAGGCAAATAACAAAAAAATAAATGAATACAAAATCTCTTTAAATAATTCTAAAGTAGAAGTTAGTAATATAGAAAAAGAAATAAAAAACAATAATGATACATTATTAAAATCAAAGAAATTTTGGCAAGATGACTCTTCGGCAATCAAAGAGGTTGGCAAATCATCTGAAGGTGTAGGACAAAAAATAATAAAATTAGGTGATTTAATTAAAGCCAATTTAATAAGTAGTGCAATTATTAGTGGAGTAAAAGCTTTAGCAAATTCTATTAAAGGAATGGTGTCAGAAGTTAAAGAGTGGACTGAAATGTCAAATGCTCTAAAAGAACAAGAGGCAAAAGTTGCACAGGTCATGAAAAATACAACAGATGCAACAGATGAAGAAATACAAGATATTATCAATTTAACTGGTGCTCAAGAAAAACTAGGAGTTGTAAGTCAAGAAACTCAACTTGCTGGGCTTCAAGAGTTAGGAACATATGTTGAACAAAAAGAAAGTCTTGAAAAATTACTTCCAGTTATGAATGATATGATTGCTCAACAATATGGTGTTGGTGCTTCAATGGAATCTGCTTCTGGTATTGCAACGATGATGGGAAAAGTTTTAGGTAATGGACAAGTTGATGCATTATCTAGATTAGGTTATAAGTTTGATGAGTCACAAAAGAAAGTCTTAAAATTTGGAACAGAGCAACAAAAAGTTGCGATGTTATCTGAAATAGTTTCACAATCAGTTGGCGGTATGAATACTGCACTTGCTCAAACAGACGCAGGTAAAGTTGCTTTAATTAATTCTCATTTGGATGATATGAAAAAGTCGATAGGTGGTCTTGTTTCGGATATAAAAAATAATCTAATGAGCCAATTTCTTCCATCTATACAAAATGTATCAAATGCAATTCAGGGAATGATCAATGGAGATGTATCCATTGAAGATGGAATGAAACAAATCGGTGATGGAATAGTTGTTGCTGTTGAAACAATTCAGGGGAAACTTCCAGAATTAATTGAAGTTGGTTCAAAGATCCTAAGTTCTCTTTTAAATGGTATAGTAGAGATGATACCTACAATTATGCCTGTTGTGGTTCAAATTATAAATACATTAGTAAATAGTTTAGTTCAAGCATTACCACAGATTTTAAATGCTGGAATTCAAATAATTGTTGAACTTGCAAAAGGAATTACAGAAGAACTTCCAACTTTAGTTCCTCAAATGATTGACTGTATATTATTACTTGTTGATACACTTTTAGATAATGTTGATCTAATAATTGATGCTGGAATTAAATTAATAATGGCATTAGCAGATGGAATTGTAAAAGCAATTCCAAAATTAATTGCAAAATTACCAGAGATAATAAATAAACTTCTTAAAGGAATATTAAATAATGCTCCAAAATTAGTAAGTGCTGGTGTTTCATTAATTGTTGAATTAGGTAAAGGTTTAATAGAAGCAATACCAGAATTATATAAACAAATACCAGATATTATTGCTGCAATTATAGATGGACTTATTGAAGGGTTTGAATCCATCTTTACAATTGGTGAAGAACTTATATCAAATTTATGGAATGGAATATCTAATTCCTTATCAGGTTTTAACGAGAATATTGCAAATTTTGGTGCAAGCGTAGTTGAAACATTAACAGGTTTCTTTGGTAGTGCGTGGGATGGTATTAAAGGAATATGGAGTAATGCTACTTCATTTTTTTCAGGAATATTCACTGGAATAAAAAGTGTATTTCAACCAGTTATTGATTTCTTTAAAAATATGTTTTCTGGTGCATGGAATGGAATTAAAACAGTATGGGATGCAGCAAAAGGATATTTTGATGGAATATGGAATGGAATTAAGAAAATATTTAGTGTAGTTAAAGATGTACTAACAGGTTTCTTTAGTGGTGCATGGGATGGAATTACTGGAATATGGAATAAAGCAAAAGACTTCTTTTCTGGAATATGGAATGGAATTAAGGAAATATTTTCAATAGTACCAAATTGGTTTAAGAATGTATTTCAAAGTGCTTGGGAAGGTGTAAGGAATGTATTTTCAGTTGGTGGAAAGATTTTTGCTGGAATAGTAGAAGGTATTTCTGATTTGTTTAAAAATGTAGTTAATGCAATTATTGGTGGAATAAATAAAGTAATTGCATTTCCATTCAACAAAATTAATAATATTTTAAATGCTATCAAAGATATAGATATTCCAATTATTGGAAAACCTTTCTATGGATTTTGGGGATATGATCCATTACCAGTTCCACAAATACCGACACTTCAACAAGGTGGTGTTTTGGAACGTGGGCAAGTTGGTTTACTAGAAGGAGACGGTGCTGAGGCAGTAGTTCCTTTAGAAAACAACCGTAAATGGATAAGCAATGTCGCTAAAGAATTTAAAGATGCAATTGGATCTAATCAAATTGATAGAAGCGAACTTGTAAGTGCTTTTAGAGATGCCCTTGATGGAATGGCTTTTAAAGTTGATGGAGACAAATTTGGAGAATTAGTTGTTGAAAATGTTGAGAAGGTGATTTATTCATGATACATAATCACATTATTTTTAAAGGCATCGATAGTGATGACATAAAAGGTCTTATTATCCAAGAATTACCATCAATTGTTAGAGCTGAAAAAAGAGTTAAATATACTGAAATTGATGGGCGAGATGGAGATATTGCTGAAATTTTAGGATATAAAAGTTATTCAAAGGATTTAAAAATTGGTTTAACAAGCGAAGCGAATATTGATGAAGTTATGAATTATTTTGATGGTACAGGAAGTATTACATTTTCAAATGAGCCTGATAAAGTTTATACAGTAATTAGTGACAAAAAAATTAGTTATGATAGGCTTGTTCGATATAGAACAGCAACTGTATCTTTTCATGTTCAACCTTTCAAATATGCTTTATATGAAGAATCATTTACTAAAAGTATAACGAATGAGACTTCAATTAAAGTTTCAAATATTGGATATATCGAATCAAAGCCAATTATTAAGTTAACTGGTACTGGTGACGTTTCAATATCAATAAATGGTAATTTAACATTTACTATTAATATTGATGATGATTGGGTAATAATTGATTCAATAAAACAAGAGGCATATAAAGATAATATTTTAAAAAATAGAAAAATGAATGGAGAATTTCCAATATTGAAATCAGGTATTAATGTTATAAGTTGGACTGGTACTTTAACTCATATTAAAGTAGAACCGAAAAGTAGGTGGGTATAATGATTTTAGCGTATCCATCAAATGAAAAACTTTTTAATGATAATGGATTAAAAGTATTAAAACCACAAAAAGCATTAATTCATAAAGAAGATAACGGAGATTATTACATAGATATAGTAGATGTAATAGATTATGCTGAATTTTATCAAGCAGGCACGATTATTAGAGCAAATACACCATGGGGATATCAAGGATTTAGAGTTGATGCTTTTGATAAAGAAAATAATAATATAAAAATTAGAGCTAAACATCTATATTATGATAGTTCCAATTATTTAATAAGTGATAGTTATATTGTAGATAAGAATTGTAATGATGCATTAGACCATTTAAATAATAATTGTGACATACAAACGCCATTTACTTTTTTATCTGATGTAACATCAATTAATTCTTATAGATGCGTAAGAAAAACTCTTCAAGAAGGAATAGAGACTATATTAAATCGTTGGGGAGGACATTTAGTAAGAGATAATTGGAATATAGCAATAAGGGATTCAATACAAACTGATAATGGAATTGTAATATCATATTCAAAGAATTTATCAAAGCTAAAGGTAAATGAAGATTGGTCAAAAGTATGCACAAAAATATTACCTGTTGGAAAAGATGGAATTAAACTTCCAGAAGAGTATCTTACAGTTAGTCAAGAATTGTACGATATTCCTTATTCTAAAATCATTAGTTTTTCTCAAACAGAAATTGAAGAAGACAATTACAAAGATGAGGAAGGTAATATTGATATAGATGCTTATAATAATGCATTAATTAACGATTTAAGAAATAAAGCAATAGAATATTTAGAAGAAAATAAATTTCCAAAAATAAATTATACCGTAAATGCATCAATTGATAAGGTTTCCGATATTGGAGACCTTATTTATTTGAAACATCCAAAATGTAATGTAAATATAACAACTAACGTAATATCAATTGATTATGATTGCATACAAAAAGAATATACTAAAATTCAATTTGGAAATTTCAAGCAAGAATTAAAGGGATTTGCAAATGCTGTTAATAATACGATTGATGACAAAATCAATGAAAATACAGATATTATTTCAATAAAATTTCAAAATGATTTGCAATCCGCAACAAATTCCATTAATAGTCTTTTGCAAGATTCCAATGTTATAAATAATGGAAAAGAATTATTTATATGTGATACTTTACCAAAAGAAAGTGCAACCTATGTTATGAGAATAAATAGTGCTGGTATTGGATTTAGTGATACAGGAATAAATGGAACATTTAATTCCGCTTGGTTAATAGATGGAACTTTAGATATGCAACAAATCAATGTTATCAATTTAGTTGCTGATTTAATAAAGGGTGGTACATTAAAACTTGGATCTAATCTAAATCAAAATGGTCAATTAGAGGTTTACGATGAAGCAAATAATTTAATTGCAACCCTTAATAAAGATGGGTTAAGAATGAATGCACTTGACGGAGGTTATATAAAGATAAACACAGAAGTAGGATTTGCTGGATATGATAAAAATGATAATAAGACTTATTGGGTTGATGGTGATGAGTTCCATCAAAAAAAATCGGTTATTGAGGAAGAAATAACTCTTGTAGATAAAATTAGAATTTTACCAATAACAATATATAATCAAAACAACGAAATTGTTAATGATGGTGCTGGAGTAGTAGCATCGTTAAGAGATGTAGGAGGTTAGAGCATGTCAAAACAAATTTCCGGAACAACAGGTAAATCTAATGGTTATACTTTTTTTGCAATCTTGTATGATGAACCTCTTACAAATGGACTAAATTATTCAATTGTTACTTATGAAGTATATTTAAAAAATGGTATTCATAGGACTAATTCTTCATACTGGACATTTAATGCAAAAATAGATGGAGAAAATGTTTATAACGAAACCAATAAGAATTTAAATACAACAGATGTTGATTATTACGAAAATCATTTGGTTTTTTCTGGTTTTAAATTAGTTCCACATAACGATGATGGAAGTAAAACAATAACTTTTTCAGCAAAATTATCAAAATCATCATATAGTAATCTTGATCCTGGGGAATGTAATTTATCTGGAACATTTAAATTGGCAGATATTCCAAGAGCAAGTATTCCAACAATTGGTTCGCAATCAATTAATAAACCAGATTTTAATTTAGGAGATACAATAACAATTTATACAAATAGAAAATCAACAACTTTTAAACATAAGTTGTTTTTTAATTATGATAATTCATCTTTACTTGTTGGACAAAATATTACAGATAGTATTCAATTTGCAACAAGTTTAATAAAAGATGATATATATCAACTTATACCAAATGCACAATATTATTCCAATACTTTTACTTTGGAAACGTATGATGATAATAATAATTTAGTTGGTACAAAAACCTGTACATATAAAGCAAATGTTGTAAATTCAAAACCAATTTTTCTTGTTGCTTATGAAGACTCAAACGAAGATACAGTTGATGTTACCGAAGATAATCAAAAAATAATACAAAATGTTTCTACTTTACAATTTAATATAGAAAATTCGGAGGCATTAAACTATGCAACATTATCAACAATTAGTGTCTCGATTAATGGAGTAACAAAAACAGAAAGCATAAGTAATTTAAATCCAGATGAAAATGGTAATTTTAGTTTTATTTATGGAACATTAAATCTTTCTAATAATATTGAGGCTAGCGTAACTATTAAAGACTCTAGAAATTTTGAAACTACTAAAAAACTAACGATTGTAATTTTAGAATGGGAACTTCCAACAGCAATTATATCTCTTAATAGAAAAAGTAATTATTATACTGAAACTGATTTAAACGTTGATGCAAATTATTCATCTTTAAATGGAAAAAATGAGATAGATATTAAATATAGAATTAAAAAGGTTTCTGATGCAAACTATGGAACATATCAAGCATTGCAAGATAATGTAGGTACTACTTTTAATGCTGACAATTTATATGCTTGGGATATTCAGATAGTGCTAGAGGATAAAATAGGTAGAACTATTTACAACAAAACAATTGGAATAGGTATACCAATAATTTTTATCGATAGATTACTTCGTTCGTTTTCTATAAATACATTCCCTAGTCATCAAAACTCATTTGAAATTAATGGTTCACTTTATATTTCTGATGAGAATGGAAATAATGCCAAAGAAATAAGGGATTTAATTTATCCTGTGGGCTCAATTTATTTGAGCGTAAATAATGTAAATCCATCAACTTTGTTTGGTGGAACTTGGATAGCGTTTGGGACAGGAAGAACATTAGTAGGTGTTGATACTTCACAAACTGAATTTGATACAGTTGAAAAAACAGGTGGAGAAAAGACACATACTTTGACAATAAATGAAATGCCTTCACATACACATACTGACGGAACTGACGCAACAAATGGAATTTATGCACCTAGTGGACAAACAAGTGCAATTGTATATTATAATCAACTTAGTGGAAGGGAAACATCATCAACAGGTGGAAATCAACCTCATAATATTTTGCAACCTTATATAACGGTTTACATGTGGAAAAGGACAGCTTAATGATAGAGTTATATTGCAATTGATAGATGGAAAATAAATAATAGAAAAAAATGAAAAAAGAAAGGAAATGATAAAATGAATAATAAAATTTTTGATATTTTAGTTAATTTTAATGGTGTAGATAGTATCACATCAGATCCAATAAGAATCGTTCAAGGTGACTATAATTCAATAGAATTTGCATTTGATTTATCAAAAGATGATTATACAACAGCATTATTTTATATGATTAAGCCGAGTGGAAATCATTATGCTCAAGCATTAGATTCTAATAAAAAAGTAAAATTTACATTACCTAATGATTTTGATGAACTAGGAGATTATAATTATAGTATTGCTTTATATGATTCTGATAGCAGACTTACAAATGCTGCAAAGGGAAAATTCAAAGTCGTATATGGAGACTTCCCTAATGATGATGATATTGTATCAGAAGCAAACTATCCAATTCTTGATGATCTAATTAATAGGACTAGCGAGATAATGGAGATATATTCTGATATGTCATCTAGTATAGAAGAATATAATGACAATGCAGCAGAAAAAACAGCAACATTTAATAATAATTTTACAAATAAGATTAATAATATAAATTCAAGCATATTAGAATATGAAGAAGAAACATATTATAGTCCTTGGGCTCAATCTAAAAGAATCGAACAAGGCATAAGTAATTATTATGCATTAACACCAGATGATAAAGTATATACAGTGCGTTTCCCTTTATGGAATACAAGTAATACCTGTAATGGAGAAAAACTAGATGATAACATAGGAAAATATATAACACCAGCAACAGATACAACAAGAGAAGTAAATAATTATGGTCCTGCTTGGGAAAGTGTAGATTGTAACGCTGTTGTTGATACAAATGGCGTAAGACATATTACCGCTTTAAAAGGCATGGATGGATTTAGTGATACAGGTAAAGTTGATGTATTTTGCTTGTTTAGAACTTATTGGCAAAAGATATGGATAGAAAATGGATATATATATTTTTCAAGAACTTTTGTACCAAAAGATGGATATACAATCGTTCCACAGGCAATCAATAAAGATGGAACATATAATTCATGGTTTGTCATAGGAAAGTATGTTGTTGGAGATATAGATGGTAAATTGTATAGTTCTAAAGGATTGATACCAGCACATTATATTTCTGGTCCACAAGGTGAAGAAGAAGTATCTGATGGAGTAAGTTATGCAGGATGTATTAATTTAATGAGAGCAAAAGGTAGTAATTATTATTCAGCAGGACTAATGTCTGATTATATGCATATACTTACATCTTTCTATATTCAATTTGCTACTAAGAATACTCAAACAATATTAGGAGGTAATACAAATAATAATTATCAATATGCAGTATCTGTAGCTGAGCCAAATGTAAATAGAGTTATTTTAACAACAGCACAAGCAGCAAATATTGATTTAAATACTTATGTCTCTGTTGGAGACAGAGGAACAAATACGAATAATGATAGGTATTATGGATATATGCATAATTTAGCATACAATGTCAAAGTAATTGGCAAGGAAGTTATTGATAGCAGTCATACAGCATTAATCCTAGATCATACACCAATTACAACTACAAGTACAACTTATGTATCAACAATGCACGAGCGAAGCGGATTCAGTGACTATATTTTGGGTAGAACAGGATCTATTGGTAGTAACACTAATTGTAAACATGGTTTTGTTTACAATGGTATTGAACTTTCAGTTGGAGGATATGAAGTAGCAGGAAATGCAATTGCAAATATTAAAGATTCAACAGGAACAAGAGAAGTTTATTATACAAATGATGTAACAAAATTAAGTTCATCATTTTCAACTATCCAATCTAATTTTACAAAATCTAATTTTGAAATGGTGCCTACTAGATTAAATACAGGAAATTATATTACAGAGTATGGATTTGATGTTGAAAATGGCATTGCAGTTCCTACAGTAACAGGATTAAGCGGTTCGGGTTCAAATGTTGGATATGCGGACGTTTTATATGTTGATGCTGGAACAAGTGGGCAAAGAGAGCTTTTGTGGCTCGGTCTTATGGCTAATGGGACTGGTGCTGGGCTTTCGTGCCTGTCTGCGTATCATAGTCTGTCTAATGCTAACTGGAATATCCTCGCCCGCCTTTCAATAAACGGTGTTGGGGGTGAATTGGCGTAGCCAAGAGGGGATTCTCCCCTACATAAAAGTCTTTCATAAATAATAGAAATGTTCTATAATAGGTAATGGATGTCAAAAAAGAGGTTTTTGCTTTTGTGGCTCGGTAATATGAATAATGGAACTAATGCTGGGCTTTCGTGCCTGAATACGAATAATAGTCTATCTAATGCTAACTGGAATATCCTCGCCCGCAATTCAAGAAATATAATGGGTTAATTTTGACACCGTACCTAAGTAGGACATGAACATTGTTCATCAATAGCATTGCTAAAATTATGAGATTGAAACACCAACTTGAAAATAAACAATATAGAAATATATTGTGATGATGAGTAAAGACGCTATATGAAGATATAGTGTGGGGTTAGTAAAAAAACTGAAAGCCCCTGACATCTTGAAAGGAGCGTAACAAATGAGAAGATATTTAAGTAATTTTGAATTATCTTTTGAGTTTGTTAAATATAGTATTTATGATTGTCTTAATGGTACAACAAGTGGAAGGCAAAGATGGACGAGGCATGATACAGCGTCCTTCCTTGCTGATTATGTTGAGAAGATTTTAGAAAGAGATAAATCTTCTCATTTAATTTTAATTAATAAGATTAGAAAAATTGCAAAAGAAGATAGAAGTAAATTATTCTTTATAGCAGATTATATTGCAAAAGAGATGTATCTTGAAATAAAAGAAAGAAGAATTGATATATTTCCAATACGATATAGTGATAGATATGATCCATTAAGTAAGAAAACAAGAAGAATAGGTATATCTAGTATGAAACAGCAATGTTATGACTATATTGCAGTTAATGCTATGAAAGAAATGTTTAATGCAAAAATAGGACATTATCAATGTGCAAGTTTGAAAAGAAAAGGACAATTATTTGGTAAAAATGCAATTGAAACTTGGGTAAGAACTAATCCTAAAAAATGTGCTTGGATATTTAAAGCAGATGTAAAAAAGTTTTATCCTAGTGTGAAACACGATATAATTAAAAATTTACTTGCTAGAGATATTAAAAATAAAGATGTTTTATATTTAGCATACACACTTATTAATACTTATGAGGAAGGTCTTTGTATTGGCTCCTATCTATGTCAATATCTAGCAAATTATACATTGTCATATGCTTATCATTATGTTAGTGAAATGCTATACATTGAAAGAAGAG